TCACTCACGGCCATCCCCTCCGCATATCTCCTCGGCCTGCCCGGCAGTCAGGACGCCCTTGCTCACAGCGGCCTCCACCATCAGGGCAGTCCACAGGCCCTGCCTGTACCATTTCTTGATCTTTTCAAACACGGCTTACACCTCCTCGATTAGCGTATCGGTCATCATGGCGGTGTAGGCTACCTGGGCCTCCACCCGCTCCATGGCCGTAGGCGGCGGCTCGGGGACCGGCTCAGGCTCCGGGACCACCCCAGCGGTCATGGCTGTCACCACACCGTTTTCGACTTCTATGTCCACAAACGGGAATGTATCCGGGATGGGCATATCCTCGGGGATGACCGCCCAGCCGTTGGGGACCTGCGGCACAAACGAGCCGTAAAATTCCTGATTGCGGTGCGCCCCATTTTCCAGGGCCCTGGTCTCAATGATTTTCATTCTGTCTTCCCCTCTTACCCTAAAGCGATATAGAAGTATATGTTTCCGCTTTCATTTGCCTGAGCCGCCGGAGTTCCACCGCTTAGCGATATTGTTTTTCCATCACTACTTTTATATATACGACACGGTCCGTCGTCCTCATCAATTACTGGCTCATATGACAAATCCTCTGTTACGATTACCGGAGGCCACCGATAGGAGTAATTGCCCACTGGCCAAAAACGGCGATCTTCACTGTTTGATTTTGCAAATAGCCAAATAAATTTTGCGGCAAATGGAGTAATGATGTCCGTATAGTGATTTGTGGAACCGGTTCCTACCCAGGAACCAATAGCAAAATTGCTGATCCCCTTGGGTCCCTGCGGCCCGGTTGCTCCTGTCGCGCCCCTCGGACCTTGGATACCTTGCGGGCCAGGGTCGCCTTTCTCCCCCTTTGTCAGTATCCCCGCCGCATTTGCCGCGGCAAAAAGGTCTTGAATGGAGGTTGCTCCCGTTCCGCCCCATTCGACAGGCAGAGGGTCAGGGCTTGCATCAGGATCGACACCTCCCTTGGTAATAAAGCGCAGATATTGAGTCCCAGTGCCTTCAGGCGGCCTAATTCGGGGTGTAATGATATGCTCGGATGCGTCCACCTTCTTGGTATAGAGCGTATTCCAGCGATTACCGTTCTCGCCAAGCGGGAATTTGCCGTCCGCAGCAGAATCTATCCGGGAAAAGGGGATGACCCCGCGACAATATACCTTGGCCTCAGCGCTGATCTCGACAGACTTGTCAGGATATTCATCACTCGGAAAAACATCGATTTTACCTTTTACCCTAAGTCCATCACCGGCGTAGACCGTATCGCTGAACCGTCCGGCTTTGCCATAAATGTCGTTTTCGGCGGTAATGGTCCCGCGCACCAGCAGTCTGTCCATCTCCACCGGATCGTTAAAGACCACGCTGTGATTGAACCACAAGATATCCCCCGCCGGATATCCGGGCAGAAATCCCTCCGGTCTGTTGTTGGTACATATGACGAGCCAAGGCTCCCGGTCATACGCCGTCCCATCATCAGGGTCCTTGGGCGTTATGGCAAATGGCCCCTGGATAAGTCCCCCACTCAGCGGCAGAAACGGTGCGTCCTTCAAGGCAACGAGGGCGGCGTAGAACTCCGCCTCGGTTCCAGTGTATCCAGCCTCCACCGCCACCTGATAGGGGCTTTTTCCCATATTGGCCGCCCGGTCAGCCTCCTCTTTGGCCCTATCTGCCTCTTCAGCGGCCCTGTTGGCCTCGTCGGACGCCTTGACGTATGCCTCCTCGGCGTCGTCAGCCAGATCGGCGGCTTTGGCGGCCTCGCTCTCGGCATGCTGGGAATCAGCCTTTGCCATCCTGGCGAAATCTTCGGCATGATTTGCCTCGCGACTTGCCCCATCAGCGGAAGCCGCGGAGTGCTCCGCATTTTCTTCCGCCCACCGGGCCATGGCCTTGGCGCGGGCCACGATCCCCTCTCCGGCGTCTTCCCGACGTTTCTCCGCTTCGTCTCTGGCCTTCTCCGCTTCCCCACGGGCGGCTTCTGCCGTGGCTCTGGCCGTTTCGGCGGCCATACGGCTGTCCTCCGCGCTCTCCCGGCCCTGCTCGGCCTCTGTACGGACGCCCTCCGCAGTGGTGCGCGCCTCCTCCGCTTCAGCCCGCCGGGTCTCGTGCTCCACTCGGACCTTCTCAGCGGCGTTGAACTTGTCCAGCATCGCCGCCACCTGTTGGGCCAGGGTGAGTGTGACGCTGGCGTCCTCCCCGTCGGCGGCGTCCGCCTCTAAAATTTTGAAATAGGCCGTCACCGTGTTCGTCAGGCTCTCCTCAGTTTTTCCGGTCTCATCGGCGCCGTAGCCGGTGACAGTGACCATCATGTTTCCCCGCACCGCTTTGGCGCTTTGGGGAATGGGCACGTCATAGACCTCCAGCTCTTCCTCCACCAGCAGGGACGGCAGCAGCCACACCTTGGCAGGGTTCTCTCCCAGGGCGTCCTTGAAGGTCACATATTTCGTCATTCCCGCCCACATCCCGCCGAACTGGATGCGCAGGTATACGTCGTCGTGGCTCCCCACCGCTCCCGCCAGCTGTCCGGCGCCGCGGAGATATTCGTCGTCCACCCTGCAAAAGATCAGTCTCTTTCCCACGGACTTTTCCTCCTTTCAATAAATAGAGGCGGCGGGGCCGGAGACGGACCCGCCTCTGTCCCCGCCGCCCTCTTTTTAGGCTTTCAGGCTACGCAACCTCTGATTCAGACCCCCAGCTTTTCCGCCTCGGCGGCAAACCGGGAGCTTTCCCGCTCGATGAGCTGGGCCGTGTTCTGGTCCTGTTCCGCCGACTGGGCCAGCACCTCGGCCACGTACTTGGGGAGCTTCACCTCCACGCCCCGCTTGATCTGGAAGCGGCGGCCATTGACGGCCACAAAGACGTCGCCCTTGTAGCGGTCATTGTCCTTGAAGAGCTTGACGCTCACCAGCTCCTCGCCGCCGGTCCTGGTCTCGGGTACGCTCCCGGTCTCGGTCATATTCTGATTCTTTGCCATAATAAGGTCCTCCTGTTTTTTATTTTTGGGGTATGGGACGGCGGAGCACTCCCCGCCGTCCCTGTGGGAGGGACAAGCCCTCCCCTACTTACACGCCGGTGAAGGTGCTGGTGGTCTCGATACGCACCATGTTGGACTCCACCAGCCGCTCCGCCACCTTGGTGGCTTTCCAGCCCGCGGAGGCACGCTGATCCAGGGGATCGGCGGTACCGGCGGAGCCGAGCTGCTTGACGATGTGCTGAAGCCCGCCGCCGGTGATCTCAGTGACGCCGTAAGCGTCGGCGCCCAGGATCAGGGTGGAGTACACATCCCGGCTGGCCGCCTTGGCGGCGCCGGTGGACTGATCGGTGCCCGCCTTCTCGAAGACCTTGGCCTCGCTGGTCTCCACGAAGCGGACCCCCTCGATACGCCCGATCTCGCCCTCGTAGATGCCCTCCGGGTCGGAATAGGACTTCACGTTGACCCACTTGGGATCGTTCATCAGGTCGTAGGAGCAGTCGGGGTGAATGATGCCCACGTAGTTGCCCTTGATCCTGGGGGCGTTCATCACCTTCAGGAAGCGCACCGCCTTGCGGATGGCGTCCACGGTGAGGTAGTGGTTGTCCCCGGCGGCGGCGCTGCCGCCCACCAGGTCGGCGCGGCTTGTGACCTGGCCCTCGGCATACTGCACGTTGGTGCCGCCGTTGAGCACCTCCCGGGTGATGGTATCCAGGGTCCGGCCCGCCTGGGACCCCAGCAGCCGGGTGGCCTCCACCAGGTTGTCGTCCACGGCGGTGAGGAGCAGAATGTCGCTCAGCTCCACAAAGCCACCGTACTGCTGTACCGTGGCGGTGACGGTGCTCATGGAGAGCTTCTGCCCGGTGGGGGTCACGCCCTCGGTGAGGGGGGTGAGGGCCTTGGGCAGGGGGTCATACTTACGGAACTCGATGATCTTGCCGCCGTTTTTGGGAATGGGACGCTTCTGGCCGAACTGGTCATGGATCAGCTCCGGCTCCGCGTTGTCGATGAGATAGTCGGAATAAAAGGTCTTCATCTCGCCGGACAGTCCGGCGTCGGCGGTGGTATTGGTGGCCGGAGTGTTGGCGTTGCCGTCAAACAGCGAAAGCCGGACGGCCATGGGGAGGGTCAGCAGACCCTCCACGAACTGGGTAAACTTCTTTTTCATTTTTGTTTTCTCCTTTCAGTTGTTGGCTTTGGGTGACTTTGTCAGGCCCCAAAGCGGCTGGGGCCGCTCAAAACCTGATCTTTTCACCCATGGTGGCTCTGCGGGCGATCTCCGCGCGGTCCTGACGGGTCAGCTTGGAGGCGTCGTCCTTGATGATGAACCCGCTGGAGGAAGTCATGCCCACCTCGGCGGGGCGGGCGCCCTTGGCCCGGATGCCGTCCACCACCTGCTTTTCGGTGGTCCTGGCCTGCCGCTGGGCAACGGTGGCCTTGATCTGGTCCATATGGACGACCTCGTAGGCATGGCGGACAGGGATACCGGCCTTCAGCAGGGAGAGGAACCTGGGGTCCGCCGCCTCCTGGGCCAGGTCGAAGCCGGGGTAGTCCGTCTTCAACTCCTCGCCCTGGCGGAACCACCCCTGCACCTTGCTCTGGGCAAAGGCGTCGGCTTTGGAGCGCCGATCCGCCTCCCGAAGGGCCTGGTTCTCCCGCTTCATCCGCTCGAACTCCATCCACTGCTCCGGGGTCATCCCCGCCTTTTCAGCGGCCTCGGCGAAGAGGGCGTTGTCCTTCTCCACCGCGGCCAGGAGCTTGGCGCTGTCGGCGTCGGTAATACCATAGCGCTGGGCGAGAAGGTCCAGGATGGGCTTGGCGCCGCTGACCTGCCGTTCCAGGTCCTTGGTCTCCTGGAATCTCCGGCTGATGATCCGCTGGACCTGCTCGTCGAACTGCGCTTTGTACTCCCCGCCGCTGGAGACCAGCTCCAGAAAGGCTTTGCGCTTGGCTTCCCTTGTGTCGCCCCCCAGGGGGGCCTCTCTTACCCCTTCGGGGTGATCTTCCTTGGGCATGGCAGCCGTTTCCGGCGCCGCGCCCTTCCGTGCTTCCTCCCCGGCGGCGGGAGGCTCAGTCTGTCCTCCGGCGGCCTGCTCCGGCTGCTTGCCGTACAGCACCGTCTTCTCGCCCGTTTTCTTGCCCCGCCCGGCGGCGACAGGGCTTGCCGCTTTGGTACCGCCCGAGTTATCAGTACCGATCTGGCCAGAGGACGCGCCCCCAGTTCCCTCTCCTCCGACAGCGGCGCCGCCGTCGAAGAGGTCCAGCCGGATACCTTCACAGAAAAAATCCTTGCACTTCATACCTTTTCCTCCTTTACTTCTACCGAAATGTACTCTCCATATGACCTCTGGAGCTGGAGCAGCCCCGTGACTGTCAGCTCCACAGCCCCTTCCAGCTTCTTTGTACCCCGGCCCCTGCTTATAAAGTGGAGCTTTGCCCTCCCCTCGTCCAGCTCATTGGCCAGGACCTCCACCCCTTCGCAGACCGTCCTTCGGTACTCCACATAGCCCGACAAAGCGGAGAGCAGGGCAGAGACCGCGGCGCACACCTGTACGCCCGTCATATCCACAGGGGCTTCAGCTCCCAAATTTGCCGCCATGTCAGGCTCCGAAGCGGTTGCGTGCC